CTAATGGTATTACATCTCACCGGAAATTTAATAGGTTGGGCTTGGCCAATTGCATATACGTTTATAATTTTGGTTGCGGCTGGGCAGGAGAATCGTAGGCAATGAAAGAACTTTGGGTAGAAAAATACAGACCGAAAACTATAGATGGTTATGTGTTTAGAGATGAACATCAAAAAGCACAAGTAAAAAATTGGATCAAAGAGAAATCAATTCCGCATTTACTTTTTAGTGGTAATGCTGGTATTGGTAAAACAACTCTTGCAAAAATTCTTTTTAACGAATTAGAAGTCAACGAGTATGATATACTTGAAATAAATGCAAGTAGAACTAATAGTGTTGATGATGTACGAGACAAAATTATTAATTTTGTGCAGATGATACCATTTGGTGATTTTAAAGTTGTATTACTAGATGAAGCAGATTATTTAAGTCCGAACGCACAAGCGGCATTACGTGGCGTAATGGAGGAATATCATTTAACATCACGTTTTATTTTAACTTGTAATTATCCTAACAGAGTTATTCCAGCAATTCATAGCAGATGTCAAGGATTTCATATTGCACGTATTGATCAAAATGAATTTACGGCTCGTGTAGCAGAGATTCTTATTACAGAAGGTGTTACTCCAGATATAGATACACTTGACACTTATGTAAAAGCTACATATCCTGATTTACGCAAATGTATTAATATGGCGCAAATGAATAGTACCGACGGCACTCTTTTAAAACCAAACGAAATGGATAAAGGAGAAGCTGACTGGAAACTAGATATGGTTGAGTTATTTAAAGCAGGCAAAATAACTGAAGCAAGAAAACTAGTTTGTAGTTCTGCAAAAGCAGAAGAAATGGAAGATGTATATCGTTGGCTTTATGATAACTTAGATGTTATATCTAAAGACCAAGATAAACAAGACCAAGCTGTTATTATAATTAAACAAGGGTTAGTTGATCATACGTTAGTTGTAGATCCTGAAATTAACTTGGCCGCTACTATGATTAAATTAAATAAACTTAATGCACAATAAACTAACACATTCATTTGATGGTTTCATAGGCATTTTTGATAATGTACTTCCTGATAATTATATAACAGATATTATAGAATATTTTAAAGAACTAGATAAAACAGGATTTATACAATCTACTAAAGATTATAGTCCAGCACATGAACGAGATATGGGTGAAGTCCAGTTTATAGAAAATCACATTATACATAAAGTTCATGGACCATTTTTACAAGATTTTTTCAAAATGGTCTGGGAAGATGTTTGGCCTATATACACAACTAAATTTAGTATATTAAAAAATGCACGTATGGAAGCCGATGGGCTAAAAATGAAAAGTATTAAGCCAGGCGGTGGATTTCATGATTGGCATTATGAATCTGGGAAAGATCAACCTGCTAGAAAAGTTGTAATACAAATGTATTTAAATGATATCGACGAAGCAGGTGAAACAGAATTTTTATATCAAAATAAAAGATTTGCACCTAAGAAAAATAGACTACTAGTGTGGCCAGCTGATTGGTCTCATACCCATAGGGGTAACCCACCAATCGGAAGTACAATAAAGTACATTTTAACTACATGGATACAGGAGGCGCCATCACAATGAGAGAGAACCTTTATTCAGCTGAAAGACAGCAAGAAATTGTAAATAAGTTTAGAAACCTTTTAATGGAGGCGGACAATTTTCCAAGGGAAAAAAATCCGGACGACTATAGAATGTTTTGGACTGGCTTACGAGGTGAAGGAGCCAGTATATTAGGTCTTACTATGCACTTGACAGAATCGCTGGCAAATGCTAAACAAGTAATTGACCAACTTGTAGAAGAAAAGGAAAAAAGTAGTAAGAAAGATGACATACCTAGTAAATGATAGTTGTATCAAATGTAAACACATGGATTGTGTTGAAGTTTGTCCTGTAGATTGTTTTTACGAAGGCGAGAATATGTTAGTTATACATCCAGACGAATGTATCGACTGTGGTGTGTGTGAACCTGAATGTCCTGTAGAAGCAATTATTGACGATAATACACCCGGTAGTGAAGAATGGTTTATCCTAAATGAAAAGTGGGCAAACAGTTGGCCTAACATTACAAAGAAACGACCAGAAGATGTTCCAGAGGATGTTAAGGAATGGGAAAACGTTCCTGGAAAGATGGAACACTTTAGTGAAAATCCAGGTAAGGGAGATTAAATGAAATTACGAGCATCACACATATTATTAAGTCATCGTGATGCCAATCCTCCTACACATAGTAGAGGAATTGCAGTTGCAATGAATGAAGCCGAGGAACTAATAAGAGAATTAAAAGCAGGCGGCATATCTTTTGAACAAGCGGCTAGAGAAAATAGTGCTTGTCCTAGCAAAGAGCGAGGAGGGGACCTTGGTTGGTTTGAAGAATCAGCAATGGCTATAGAATTTTCACAAGCCTGTAAAAGTATTCAAAAAGACGACATAGGGCCGCCTTGTATTTCACCCTTTGGAGTACATATTATATTGAGAACAGGATGAGTGTAAAATTAGTTTCGTATTCAAAACCATCAGATGATTTTTTAGAAGAAGGATTAGAAGACGCTCAAGACTTAATTGCCTTTTGTGCTAGGGTTAGTAATCCCAGTAATCAAATGAATACTGAAACAAGTGCTAAACTTATTAAGTATTTGATTAAGCACAAACATTGGTCACCATTAGAGATGGTTAGTGCCTGTCTTGAAATTAATACTACAAGAGATATAGCCCACCAAATAGTAAGACACAGATCATTTGCCTTCCAAGAATTTAGCCAACGATATGCAAATCCACAAGACATGGAAAATGCATTTACTTTTAGAGAAGCACGTTTACAAGATCCAAAAAATAGACAAAATTCTATAGCTGTTGAAGATGACGTTTTACAAATGGCTTGGGGACGAAAACAACAACAAGTAATTGATAAATGCAAAGAAGCATATGACTGGGCACTTGGTGAAGGAATTGCTAAAGAACAAGCAAGAGCCGTATTACCTGAAGGATTAACTAAAACACGACTATATATGAATGGCACACTTCGTTCATGGGTTCATTATATTGAATTACGTGGCGGGCATGGTACACAAAAAGAACACATGGATATTGCTCATGCTTGTGCCAAAGTAATTGCAGGAATTTTTCCTATAATAAACGAATTAAAATGACAAAACCTATATTATTTTTTGAAACAGAACATTGGGCTGTAAGAAAATACGCACCTATTAAACCTGCCAAAGATTTCATGCCTGAAGCATGGAAAAATATGCCTACATATACTAAGAAGGCAAAGCATTTAATTGACAGCGATAAAAGTATAAAAGCCTGCCCGGGTATTGGTGATTTTATGTCAACTGGCTATGTTATTCCTGCTTGGTGTGATATAGAAATTACTCCAAGTGGAGACGGACAAAGCGTTACTACTAGATATTCAGAACCTAACTATAATAGTGCTTATCATCCAACAGATCAATTAAGCAATCAACTATTAAAAAAATTTGGTGTAAGAGCGGCTGTAAAATTAGATAACCCATGGAAAATGTGGGCGGCCAAAGACTGGAGTTTAATGTATCTACCAATGTTTTATTGGGAGGATAGAAATTATGAAGCAATTCCTGGTATAATAGATCATGACATAGGTGCGTTAGTGAGTCCTATTAATATTATGCTGAAAGAAATTAAACCTACAACTATTAAACTAGGTGAACCTTTGTGTCAAGTTATTCCTATTAAACGAGAAACAGTTGTTGCTAAAACTGGTAACTTGAGCGAAACTGCGGTCGCCAGACATAATGCTATTATAGGCTTAAAAAATATTATTTTTGCCGGTTGGACACGTTGGCAACATGAAAAGAAAAACTATATTGTTGATGCCCACGATACCGAGCTTCCAGGTGAATAAACTACGCTAGGTAGTAATACAAAGCCATAAGTCCTGAAATAACTAAAAGTCCAAACAACAACTGAAAAACTTGTCTAGTCATACAATTACTTATTCATCTCCGTATACTTGAAGGACTTCTTTGACTGCATTACTGCGTTCAATGTCTCCTTGTCTAAATCTTATAACGTCAATATGTTTAGTTGTGGGAAAGCGTTCTAATTGTTTGATAAAATCTAATAATCCATTACTAGTTAACCTGTCTGATTGTCTTAGGTCTCCAGTAACAGCCATTTGTGATTTTGAACCTAACCGTGTTAAAAGCATCTTCATTTGACTAGCAGTAGCATTTTGCATTTCATCTGCAACAATAAATGCATTTTTAAATGTTCTACCTCTCATATAGGCCAAGGGTGCAATTTCTACAACATTTTCGTTTATCATATTCTGTATTTCATACTGACTATAATATTCTCTAAATACATCAAAAATTGGCATTGTCCACGGTGCCATTTTTTGTTCCATTGTCCCTGGTAAAAATCCTAAATCTTCATCGACACTAATTGCTGGTCGAGTAACAACAATTTTATCCACAACACTATTTCGAAATAACTTAACAGCCACCTGTACCGCTAATAGCGTTTTACCGGTTCCCGCAGGCCCTATACCGAAGACTATGTCTTTCTTAGGATCCATTAGTTTTAGCATATATGATTCTTGATTTTTATTTCTTGGTAGTATTTTAACTTCTCTTTTATGTGGGTTTTGAAAATTAATGATATTACTCGTATTCTGAAGATGCCGTTTGGCTCGTTTATTACTCATTCAGTCCTCCTTTATGAGGTAATCTTGTCTCTACGCAAATATTTAGTGAACCAGGGGAAAAACTAAACTACTACTATATGAACGCAGATTAGCTAAATAAGTGTATAGGAGCGACTATAACCATGCATGACGTGATGGACATTGTTAAAAACATCGAACATATCTACGATAGCGATACCGCTTTTAGTGTTCTTAAAGACTTTGAAAGAGTACTAGATGAGCTTGATATTTACGTATACGAAAATTGGGAAGATGGTGAATTAGTCTCAGGTCCAAACATAGAAAAACATTGGGTAACTTGTGAATTTATGTGGGCTAGAGAGAAAATGCCAGATCCTATGGGTGGAAAAAGACTTATAGATTACGAATGCAAAGTATCCTTTGAAAAAACAAATATTATTAAACCCCGAAAAATTAAAGAACCTGGCGATATGCGTCCTGGTACTAAAAAGGGCAAATTAGATAGACATCCTATTTGGGTAGTTAAAATACAAATGCCTAAAGATCTAATTCTTAATATTTACAGTGGCTACAGAGAACAACTAGACATAGTATCAGAGCCAGCTGAAATGGGTCCAGAAACGGCTGTTGATCAAGTGCCACAAGCAGGCGAAGAAGCGGCAATGGCTCCTGAACCTATGGCTGAGCCGGCACCGGCACCAGTAGAAGGTGAAGTATAATGGGTCTTCAAGCAGGAGATTTAAGAAATTTAGTTTACGACATCTTTGAAATAGATTCATTCAAATCAAAAATGGGTGAAGATAAAGATATTGTTGTTTTAAGTTTTTCAGTCAAATCACAAGAACCAGCAAAAGACTTAATGAATTTTTGCGAAAAAGGTTATCCGTTTGTATTAGACTCTGATGTTACATCAGGCGAACAACCAGACGGAACATACAAGGTTTTTGTTGAACTAGAACGTGGTAGAGAAATTCCCCAACAAATTATAGAAATAGTTGACGGTGTTAAAAAGTTAGCTCATATAGAAGATATTAAATTTAGATATTATAAGGGCTTTAATAGTTTACCAGCTGATGAACAAACTATTAGCGAAACAGTTCCACTAGATGTTGATGGTTACGAAATTAGAGTTAACGAAGCTAACATGGAAAACTATAAAAACTTCTTTAACAAGAGTTATTTAGATAGTGTTGAATTATTACAAGACGATATTACATTTAAAAAGATTTGGGCACAACCTTTAAAATTTAAAGTAAATAGTTTTGGAAAACACGACGATATCCACAATAAAATTAATGAATCTTTTAACATCAATGCATTTCCAGAAATTATTTTCCTTACTAAATATTTAGGTGACTATGATATTTCCATCTACGGCGACAAATACTTAATTGAAAACGCAGGTTACACATTAGTACTAACAAAATAATAAAAGGACTAGAATGGCGAGAGAGAATTACAGAGACGCACTTTCGATAATCTTAGACCACGAGGGTGGTTACGTTAATCACCCTAAGGATCCAGGTGGTATCACTAATATGGGTGTTACTAAACGGACTTATGAAGGATGGGTAGGACACGAGGTTGATGCTGACACTATGAAAGCATTAACTGAAGATGATGTTGCTCCTATTTATGAAAAGAACTACTGGGGCAGGGTTCATGCAGATAATTTGCCCGCCGGTTTAGATCTGTGCGTATTCGACTTTGGCGTAAACGCTGGCACAGGACGAGCCGCTAGATACCTACAAGAGCTAGTCGGAGCAGGAGTAGATGGGGCTATAGGCCCAAATACAATTAGTAAAGTAAACGAATTTGTTGAAGCAAACGGTGTAGAAATAGCAATTCGTGAGTACCAAGATGCTAGACAAGGATATTATGAGAGTTTATCCACGTTTGAAACATTTGGAAGAGGCTGGACCAGACGAGTAAGTGAAACGTCGAACATAGCCTTAAATATGATATGAGAACGTGTCAAAACTGTGGACGTAAACACGAAGGTAAATTAACTGAAGAATTTATGGATGGTGATAATAAACCCGTAGAAATTATAGTTTGTTACCAAGCTAGATACGATGAGGAATACAATGATTAAAGATAAAGTAATGGAAGCATTACACGAACATTTTGGGAAAGACGTAACAATAGAACCTAAGCACGGTATAATTGACGACTTGGATGGCGACGATATGGATATTATCGAAGTCTGTCTTGCTGTAGAAGAAAAGTTAAATATTACTATGCCCGAAGATAAAATGGAACATCTTGTTACTGTAGACGATATTATTAAATTAGCGGAGAGTGAAAGTGGGAATATTTAGTACCATAAAAATTATAATAATACTAGCAATACTCAGCGGTATTGGTGGTGCTTATGTGTATGTAAAAACACTTAAAGCTGACTTGGCTGTTAGTGAAGCTAATAATATGAAATTAGAACAAAGTATTTCTGATCAAAGAGCTGTTATAGAACAAGTACAAGCAGACTTTAAAAAGCAACAAGAAATTAGTAAAGCGTTACAACAAACAAATTTAACACTTGCTAAAGAACTAGCAGATACAGAAGAAAAATTTAATAAAATAAATGCATCAGGCAAAAAGCGTGATGTAGGCGCCCTTGCTCTTAAAAAAGCAAAAATTATGGAAAAAGTCATTAATAAAGGAACTGCTCATGCGAATAGATGTTTTGAAATCGCTACCGGTTCACCTTTAACGGAGAAAGAGAAAAATGCAACGAAGAAGTCTCAGATCAATCCTGAGTGTCCTAGTATTGCTAATCCCAATTATATTTCTTACAACTAGTTGTAGTACTGTAAAGAAGCTGGACATTTTTAAAACAGAAGTTGAACGACAACCGCTCAACTTACAACTTCCTGATCCGCTTAAGGTAGAGGAGTTAAAGTGGTACATTATCAACTCAGAAAATTCTGCAGAGGTTCTTGAAAAAGTTAAACAATCAGGCGCTGATCCAGTTCTTTTTGGACTCACAGATGAAGGTTATGAAACTCTTAGTATAAATTTTGCACAAATAAGAGCGTATATTATTAAGCAAAGAGAAATAATCAATCAATATAAAGAATATTACGAGCCTGAAGATAAAATTAAGAAAGAATAATTATCTATACACTTAATAGGCATATCCTATGCCTAAAATTTCTTTTTAAATTCTAAAAAAATAAAACACACTAAATACATAGTCATGGACATACCGGCTATTAGGAAACACACTATCTTCTTGAAGTGGTGGTGGTTCTTTAGTTTATTAATAGTTGCGACTATCGGGCTATTATTATTCGATGTACACACTACCCTTTGGGTAAATGATAAAACGAAATTATCGTTTTTGATCCTCACGATCTTCTACGGGATGACAGTTCATTGCGGTTATGAATCTTGGTTATTAAGCAAACTAGCAAATAAAGAGTTAGACGAAATTAAAAACGTTGATATACGGCACGAGACAGGATGGTTCGCTTCGGATGTCTTATTAACTATGGGGCTAATTGGTACGGTTGCTGGTTTTATATTAATGTTAACAGGTGCGTTTAAAGGTATTAATATATCTGACGTTTCATCTGTTCAACAAGCATTAGCAAATATGGCAGTTGGAATGTCTACTGCATTGTATACAACACTTACAGGTTTAATAACAAGCACACTATTAAAATTCCAGTACTTTAGACTCCAGCAAGACCTTGAAAGGTACAGGAATGAGATTTCTTCGACTTGATCGAATTAGAACATACGGTTCCCAAATAGCATTCATTGATTTGCTTTTCAATACCTTAGTGGGTTTCGTTTTTCTTTTTGTTTTAGCTTTTATCTTAATAAATCCAGTTGCTAAAAAATCTAATGTAGAAGTAATTGCAGAATTTATCATTACAACTTCATGGCCAGATAATAGTGAAGATGACATTGATACTTGGGTTAAAGATCCAATTGGAAATGTAGTTGGCTTTAAACAAAAAGATAGAGGGTTAATGAACCTAGATAGAGATGATCTAGGAAGGTCTAATGATACCGTAATGCTTACAACTGGTAAAAAGGTTACTGTTAGACGTAATATAGAACACGTAACAATTAGAGGTATTATTGCAGGCGAATATATTGTCAATATACATTTATATAGACGAGCACCACGAAATGAAGTACTTGATAAAGACTATTATGATCAAATACCTGTAGTGGTTAACATAGAAAAACTAAACCCATATGGGTTAGTGTATCTTAAAAAAGTTTTTTTAATTCGCAAAGGTGAAGAGAAAACAATTGTACGATTTACTGTAAACGAAGACGGTGATATTATAGAACTTAATGAACTTCCATTTCAAATAGTTAAAACTGTTGAAAATGGTGGTTACGATACTTCGGAAGGAAACTAATGGTTATTCAAGGTCACGTATTTTTAGTACTTGTATTACTATTGATTAGCTCCCTAGTACTATGGATCTTTATTACTTCATCTAATACTAGATGGTATGTTAAAGCTATAATAACTATAGCATTATTACTATCTATAGCAAGTTCATGGATAGGATTAAAAGCAATCTACGGATTTCCGTATGCAGAACACCCTAATAACAAAAGTTATTATCTTGTAGGATCATATATTGTAGAACCCAATGTAAAAAGAAATATAGAGGGTAATATTTACGTATGGTTAATACCAAAGAAAAGCGAAGAACATAAAATGGCTTGGTTAGTTAAATTAGGATTAGTAGCTAACAAAGGTCAGCCTCGTGCTTATATTATGCCTTACGACAAAGAATTACATAAGATGTTAGTTGGCATTGAAAGCCAACGAGGTGGTCAAGCAATTTCAGTAAAAATTGTACCTAAGAAAAAAGGAAATTCACATAAGGGTGATGAAAAAGAAGACCGTCAAAAATACGTTCCATATATCTTACCTGAAGACCATATTAATATAAAGGATTATACTATAATAGATACGGGTGATAAGACATCTAAGATTATCCATCAACCTACACCACCTGAAGAACCTACTTCTTTCTTTGGTGATACTGACTCTATTAGAGAGCAACAAGCTAATACTTCTGACGGGACACCAGAAGAACAAGTTGATATAGGTGTATCACCAGATGGTACACCAGATATTAATAATAACACCCAAGAACAGCAATTACCCACAGATAGAGGCGGAAGCGCCAACGATATTCCGTAAACCACATCCTGATAAATACTAATACATTATTAAAGGAGCAAAAATGTGGTTTTTTCTAATAAAAGCAATAGCTGGCAGTATTCTAGGTGGCGCAACCGAAAAATGGTTTCGCGGCACGAAACTAGGTGTATGGTTTTACAATAAAGTAGACCAATTATACACTTGGGCGGCTAAACGCTACCACATAAAGTTAATAACAGACGAAGAAAAGCAGATGCGAAAATTTCCTATCCTTAAAGAAAAATTAGAGGCTATGGATAAACGTATGAAAAAGTTGGAGAGCAAAAAATGAATGGATTAAGCGACTTGTCCTTAGGGCTAACAGATATATTAATGCCGTGGATAGCTGTATTAATGTCCATAATGATTGCTATCTGGTTTAAAGATTGGGCTACTAAACTTGCCAAAGGTATAGCATTTAAATTAAACCCTCAATTTAAAGAAGGTGATAAAGTTATACTCGACGGCGAAAGAGCATTAATAGTAAAAATAGGCCTAACTGAAACTGTATTTGGAATTACTAAAGTAAGTGGTGAATGGGATGGCGACTATATATGGCGTTATGTACCTAATGATAGAATACCATTTTTAAAATTAGAAAAGGTTATCTTCGATCATACTCCTAATAATAATAAGACAGAAATTGTTAAGAATCGTAAAGATATCGAGACTATTAAAAATGGAGACAAAAAGTGAGTGACAAAATTCCTGTAAAAGAAACTAGTAGGGAATATGAATTAGATAAAGCAGATTTAGTTCCTGCATCTGGTGACGAAGATAATACCTGGTATAATCAAACAGCTGGTATTATGGATAAGTTTAGATTAATACCTAGACTTATTATGTTGGCATACATTTATGCTTTCTATACATCAGTATCTTGGTTTATGGGATTGCCAGATCCAACTAACGCCCAAGCTATGTTCATCTCAACTATAGTTGGTGCAGGTGCGGCATTCTTTGGATTATATGTTGGCAAGCCTGGTGCAAGTATACCAAGACGTAAATAATCAGCAATTTTAACCGACATTAAATATTAAGATAAGTACTAGTATGGCAAATTACTACGACATACTAGGAGTTCCTCGCAACGCCTCAAAAAACGATGTTAAAGATGCTTTCAAAAAGAAAGCTATGCAATATCATCCTGATCGCGGGGGAAATGAAGAACAATTTAAAGAAATTAATGAAGCATATGACGTACTAAAGGATCCACAAAAGAAATCAATGTATGATCAATTTGGTACTGTTGATCCGCAACATCAAGCTCGTCAACAACATACTCATTTCCATACTAATCATAATATAAACGTAGAAGATATCTTCAATCAATTCTTTAATGATAATCAAGGAAATCCGTTTTTTGGTCGCGGATTTCAAAGACAAAAAAATCAAAACATAACAATTGCCGCAGATATTGATTTAGAAGATGTAGTAACAGGTAAAAAATTACTTGCATCATATAGACTTCCTAGCGGACAAGAACAAACTGTTAACATTGATATTCCTCCTGGTGTTAGACATGGAGATATGATGAATTTTAGAGGCATGGGCGGAAATGAGCACTTTCCAGGTAGACAACCAGGGGATCTTCATGTTAAAATAAGAATAAAGAGACATCCTATTTACGAAGTAGATGGACTGGATTTATATCTAAATAAAAATATTGATTTAATTGATCTTATGTTAGGTACAAATCTTAAAATAGATACTTTACACGGTAAGAAACTAAATGTTACAGTACCAGCAGGATCAAACTCAGGAACAACATTTAGCGTACATGAACAAGGTTTACCAGATCAGAGAACTCGTACAACTGGAAAATTATATATTAAAGTACATGGTATTACACCTAAAATTAAGAATGAAAAAATTAGAGAACGTTTAAGAAAAATACAGAATGAAATTAATAGAAGCTCCTAATAGCTGGTTAGAAAAAACGGTAGCACCGTTCGACTTTAAAGTAACCGACGCTATAGAAATTGAAAAAGAAATGTCAGCTATAATGACCCAACATAGGGGCATTGGATTAGCGGCTAACCAAGTTGAACTAGATGCACAAATCTTTATTATGAATCCAGTTGAGTTAAAAGGCTATGAAGACGATGTACCATTTGCTATTATTAACCCTAAAATAACTCACGTAACTGACACTACAGTTATAGGTGAAGAAGGGTGTTTAAGTTTTCCTTTCTTATATATTAAAGTAAAACGCCCTGCAGGCTTAATAGTTGAATGTTTTGATAGTAAACAACAAGAACAAACTATAGAATTAACAGGCTGGAATGCAAGAATATTTGGACACGAATACGATCACTTATACGGTATTAATTATACAGATCGAGTAAGTAAATTAAAGTTAGATATGGCTAAGAGGAAACGTCATAAATTTTTAAAAAAAGTTAAACAAGGATAACAATGGTTGAACCTAGTAAACAATTACAGTTAGTATTTGATAAAGCGGTTGATGTTTCTAAAAAACTGAACCACGAATACGTAACTATTGAGCATTTACTCTTTGCTATGTTATGTGAAGATAGCTTTGCTAAAATTATGGAAGGTTTTGGTGCTGACCATGAATTTATTAAAAAGAATCTTGAGCATTATCTAAAATCTAATTGTAAAGATATTATAGTTATTGAACCTGAGAAGAAAAAGTATAAACCAAAAAAAACACACGCCGTAGAACGTGTTCTTAATAGAGCATTCACACAAGTATTGTTTAGCGGACGTCAAAGTATTGAAATCTCTGACGTTTTTCTTAGCATGATGAACGAACAAAAGTCATGGGCATATTATAATATTACAAAAGCAAATATTGATAAAACTAAATTTGCAGATTACTTAAACAATGAACTAGAAGCAAATTATGAAGATGAAGAAACACAAGGAATGGCTTCTAGGGCGTTACGTTCTTTTACAACTAATTTAAATCAATCAGTTGATGCTGGAAAAATTGATCCAGTTGTAGGCAGACACGAAGAATTAGATACAATTGCCTTAGCACTTGGGCGTAGAACAAAAAATAATTGTTTACTTGTTGGTGATCCTGGTGTAGGTAAAACTGCTATCGCAGAAGGACTTGCTTGGAAAATTGTAAAGAAAGAATGTCCAGAATTTTTACAAGAATACAATGTTTATAATTTAGATATTGGGTCTATGTTAGCAGGTAGTAAGTATAGAGGTGATTTTGAAGAACGTTTTAAGTTAGTAATTGCGGCATTAAAGAAACGTGGTAAAACTATTGTGTTTATTGACGAAGCACATATGATTAGCGGAGCAGGGGCGGCTGGTAGTAGCAGTTCAAACGATCTTGCAAATATGTTAAAGCCTGTATTAACTAGAGGTAATATTAAAGTAGTTGCATCTACTACTTGGGAAGAATATCGCAAGTTTTTTGAAAGTGACAGAGCTTTAATGCGGAGATTTGCTAGAGTTACTATTGATGAACCTAGTAAAGAAGTTACAAAAGAAATTTTACTTGGAATTAAAAAATATTATGAAGAATTTCATAATACTACTATTACAGAAGAAGCTGTTGATGCCTCAATTAAATTGAGTATAAAATATCAAGCAGATAAAAAACTACCTGATAAAGCAATTGACTTACTTGATTGTGCTTGTTCAAGATTTAATCTTAAAAAAGTTGAAGAAAGAATTGTAACTGAAGACGAAATACAATATGAACTAGCAAAAGCTGTTAATCTTCCTGAAGAGCAAGTTAAAGAAAAAGAAACACAAAATCTTGCTAACTTAGAAAAGAATATTAAGGGTGAAATTTATGGACAAGATGTTGCAGTATCAGATATTGTCGATAAAATACTAGTTGCCCAAGCAGGATTAAAAGAAGACAACAAACCAATTGGTTCTTTTGTGTTTATGGGCCCAACGGGGATAGGTAAAACTGAAACTGCCAGACAACTTGCTAAACAACTTGGCGTAAAACTTATTAGATTTGATATGTCAGAGTATCAAGAGAAACATTCTGTTTCTAAACTAATTGGTTCACCTCCAGGATATGTAGGATTTGAAGAAAATGCAGGACAACTTATAACGGGATTACAAGAAGCGCCGAATTGTGTTTTATTATTAGATGAAATTGAAAAATCACACCCTGATGTTAGTTCGTTATTATTACAAATTATGGACAACGGATTTATTACAGGTAGTAATGGTAAAACCGCAGATTGTAGAAACATTATTTTAATCCTAACAACTAATTTAGGAGCCGTAGAAGCAGAAAAAAGTTTAATAGGATTTGGTAGTGACGATGCAGAATTTGAAGATGTGGAACTTAAGAAATACTTCCCTCCAGAGTTCCGCAATAGACTAGACGGTGTTATTGTGTTCGATAAACTAGATAAGAACACAATGATAAAAATTGTTGGTAAGTTCTTAGTACAGTTAAAAGAGATGTTAAAAGACAAGGAAGTTGACATAAGTATTACTGATGAAGCTATCGACGTATTAGTTGATAAAGGATTTAATCAAAAAATGGGTGCAAGACCATTACAACGTGTAATTGATAAAGATATTAAACGTCCGTTATCAAAAATGTTACTATTTGGCTCATTAAAAACTGGTGGAAAGATTAAAATAAATGTTAAAGATAAAAAATTTATTTTAGAAAAAGAGGAAATTAAACATACAGTCCACTAGGGAGATGTATGCATGATTAAATATGAAACTACAAAACTGTTTTATGACAAATATTTATTTAAACTTGGAATATATAATCCTGTTGCCTTCATCTTTCGCAATAAAAACCTAAGCCACGCTAGAACAATTATTGACGACCTACAATTACACCAAGAAGAACCCATCCAATATAAAACCTGTTCAGATGCTTTACGGCATATTGATCTTACAGTAGACGAATTACACGATTTAAAATACTTACTCACCCAATTCCAGGACCAAACAGATTTTATGGTACGTTGTGAACAAAATAAGATGGGGATTTTTTCAAACAACGATAGTTGGTTAAAACGTGTAGGTAAAAAACTTGATTGTGTTTGCGATTTTTATGAACCTGCAGACTCAACAATAGACTTACTTTTAAATAGCAAAAATGTACTAATTAAAAACGCACCATTTGACCACAAGTATAAAGTTACCCTTGGAGAAAACTCAATTGATCGTAACTTTTACAACTGGGCAAAAAATAACCCTGATAAAGTACGAGTAAGTCCTGGACTTCTTCGAACTATTCAAGAGAACGGCTATGTGAAGGGCAAATATCTATATTTTCGTGATGAAAAAGTCCTCACTTTAGCCATGCTTTTTTTAAGTGGCAATATAGGCAGAATTGATCGAATAGTTCTAAAGGAAGATGTAGATAAATAACATTATGTCCAGTATAAGCGAAACAATTTTAACAAATTCAGTACATCCTGGTGACAGTACTACAGTTACAGTCATAGGAGAGAAGTATAAAGGCGATGGATTTTATGGAAGAGCTGACGGTTTTCATACAGTTCAATATAATGTTGCCGGATTTAACGGTACTTTAAAAATGCAGGGTACATTAGCAGTAGCCCCTGTTGATGCTGACTATTTTGATATTGCTGGTACTAACGAAAGTAGTACAGATGGTAGTTTTTTTAGCAATTTTACTGGTAACTTTGTATGGGTTAGAGCTGTAGTTACATATACATCTGGTACAGTACAGTCTATACTATTAAATCATTAGGATACACCATGAAACACTTTATAAGCATAGTTTGGGAAAAGAAAGACGAAGATGTCGACGATGTAGTTGTTGATGCAGTTCTTGAATGTGCCGACGAAGCCTTACTTGAAGATGAAACAAACTATGAAATGGGTGAAACTGAAGAAGGTGGACTTATCCTTACTGTAGAGACCCATAAAGCACTTAAAGATTCAGAATCCACAATTGTAGCTGAGCGAATTGCCAACAAATTATTCGACATGGGCTACCAATCCTTCGACGTCAATATTTCCGTATAAGACTAAAGACTGATAAATACTCTATATAGGTATATAGGAGGATTTGTCATGTGTACTAACGACCAATGCGACAATGCTAACTGTATGTGTGATCCATGTGAATGCACACCAGAAATGCGTTGTGAATGCTGTACCAGAACAGAGTAGAGAATTATGAAAATAAAAGAATTAGATGAAAATGCACCCTGTTGGACTCAAGCAAATTGCGCCAAGACTAAAGATATAAATGTTGGAGAGCATGAAGCCAAGAGCGATCTAGGATGGAATATTATAGAAGATCTTCATATTCATATGAAGAATGACCCTATGTTTTATCGTAAGCAATATTATCCCTGTATGGCTAAACTTCAAGACCAACTTAAACAAGGTAATCCTATTGACGTTAAGAACGAAATGTTACCAATGGTGAATAAAGCAAGAGATCACTATTGTGCCAAATATAATCTTTCAAAACGACCCGAGGACTTACTTCAAGATGAAGAAGTTGACGCATTAGTAGAAAAAATCTACGGGGAAGAAATGGAGCTCTTTCGTGAAGGTGACTATTAATGCTGATTCGTCAACTAATTGAACAAGATGGAAAAACTGCGACATTTGCCTTTGGGCGAATGAACCCGCCCACTATCGGTCATTCTAAATTAGTTGACGTAGTAAAAAACCAGCCCGGTGATCCTTTTTTATTCTTAAGCCACACACAAAAACCTAAAACAGATCCTTTATCATTTGCAGAAAAAGTTTTTTTCGCTCGTAAATGCTTTGGTGATGGTATCACTATCGGTAGCGATAGTGTTAGGACTATTATTGATTGTTGTAAATTTCTTTACAACAGAAAATATACTGATCTCATCTATGTTGCTGGTGAAGATCGTGTAAAAGATTTTGATACATTACTAAACAAATACAACGGTGGTGATGATTACCAATTTAATTCTATAAATGTTATAAGTGCAGGACAACGTGACCCAGATGCCGCAGGTGCTGAAGGTATGAGTGCAAGTAAAATGAAAGCGGCCGCGGTTGACAATGATCTTCAAACATTTAAAAGTGGAGTTTGTAGTCCAGATCCTAAAGTAGCAAAAATGTTATTCAATAAAGTTCGTGATGGTATGGGTATCCAAGAAGAAGACATACAAATAATAGAATCAGAAGCAGATTTTTATCAACATTTATATGACGAAGGCAAGGGCGAATTTTTTCGTGGAGAAGGCAAAGGTGGCAAAGGGTTAGGACTTGGTGCATTGGGTAGAGGAATTTATCTTACATGGACAGAGTCTGCCGCAAATGCATTTTCAGTACATCATGGTGCTGACGGCGAAATTGTTAAGTATAAAGTGAAGCCAGGGCTAAAAATAGCTGATTATCAAAGCGAAGAAGTAGCAAAAATCAAAGCAAAGATGGGACTTAAACCCTGGGAGTATACTGGAGATCAATTGTACTCAGCAATACTAACAATGGACTTAAAAAAAGAAGATTATGATGGAGTAATTAGTGATAAAGCAGTTGAAGGTCTTGTAATCTTTGACGCTCAAAACGTAAGCAGGGTAGAAGGAGATAA